GAAGAGCGGGTTTTCTTTTTACGATTACCTGGGCGGCCAGAAGTGGAATCCTTACAGGAGCGTGTGGCGATGAATGCGTTTGATGCGACCGTGAGCGCTTATGCGGAGGTGGGCCGGGATTTGTGGACGGATGTGAAGGATTGCGCGTCCCTGGGGCTGGCGTTCGTTTCCCCGGAGGAGGTGTGCCTGGCTCTGCCCTCCGAGAGGCTGGGTGAGTTGTGTTTTCCTCCTGTGGGCATGCCGGATCTTCCGGAGAGGTGCTTGTTTGTGTGGTGGGCGGCCGGGGAGCCGCGTGAGCTGGCCCGGCTGGCCCGGCAGTTTTCCCGCAGAGGTTTTACGCATGTGGCCTGGCAGCGGTTTTTGCGCGGGCCGAAGGTACATGTTTTTTCCATTGATCAACTTACCGGTTTTATATCACGATGAGCGAGTTTTCTTTATACGGCGGGCCGTCCCTGCAGACGGCCAAGGCTGATCCAGGTGTCGCGGCGCGGGCCGCCAATGGCGATCAGGGTCAGGTGCTGGGCGCGTCCGTCCAGAAGGCCGAAGAGGCGGTTCAGGGGAGCGCGGAGGCGTTTGCCAGGATTTCCGATTTCGGGGAGATGCAGCGGCAGGAGGTGGAGCTGCGACGCATCCGGGACGAGTCCGACGCGAAGTTTTCCAGGATGCTGGCTTTCGCGCCGGGCACGAAGGAGAGCGTTTTTGAGAAGGACGGTTCCATCCGGCAGGGGAAGCTGAAAGATTTGGCTTACGAGTTCGGCCAGAAGATTGACGCGCTGGGTGGCAGTTTTTTCCACCCGGAGAGCGCCATGAAGGCGGAGGCTGTCAGGGCTTCCGTGAGGTCAAGCCTGCCGGAACGTTATTGGGGGCTGGCTGCCAAACATCAGCTGGGCATTGCCAGACAGGCTTTCGATACGAGTTTGAAGCTGGCCGAGGAGAAGCAGGATTGGGGCGGTTACGAGAGGTCTGTTGATGACGCCGTAGCTTCCGGCACGATTTCCCGTGACGAAGGTGAGCTGCGTTTATTGAGAGGGAGGAAGATCAGATATGACAAGCAGCAGGAGAATTTGAAGACAGCCTTGTTTTCCAGCGTTGCCGCCAATCCCATACGTGCGGCTGCGGCTATCAACAAGGGACTGTACAATGACCTGAATCCCATTGACCTGGACCGGGCCAAACGCGAGGTGCGCCGACGTCTGGCTGATGAGGCCACGCCTGCCCCTCTTTCAGCAGAGGACCGCCGCAAGATTCAGGAAAAGAATATTGAAGCCCTGAAAAAACAGTTGCCCAACGGAGCTACTGAACAGATGTGGAGATGGGCCCGCAATGCCCAAAAAAACGGCGGACGGTTCACGGAACGGGACAAGGTGGAAATAAGGGGAGCGTTCAATATGGAACTGGACAAGCTTCCTGTTCCTCAATCTCGCGAGGAGGCTAATCAAATTGCCGAGCGCACCGCCAAGAAGTGGGCACTCCTGGGGGCTTATGAGGGGAACCAGGAGTATATCCGCGCCGTGGTGATGGATAAGATGACTTCCCGGCTGGATGCCGCCAAGGGCGCACGCAGAAATGACATCGGTCTGGTGCTGCGCCATATTCCGGATGATGCGTATATTCCGAACAGGTCCGCTTCCGTACGGGATGCGTACAAGAAAGGTGACCAAAAGAAGATTCAGGAGAAGGAGGCTGCCAGAAATTTGGTAGAGAGCCAGATTGACGAGTATGTGCGCGTCCAGATGGCGTATTGGCGTGAACGGAATCCGGAGGCGAGCATTCACGACGACCGGATGCAGATTTTCAGATTTGCCGCAAAGAAAGCCAAAGAGTTGAACGAGTACGAGCATCCGGAAAAGCTGGATGTTGAGAAGAAGTCCAAGGAGATTTCCCGCGCTTTTGACAGTGAGGCCCAGGTAGGAGACACCAGGGAACGCACGCCGGATTCCGGGAAGGATTTCATCGACCGGAAGAATAAGGAGTGGAAGGAGTATCAGGAGAAGCAGGTTCCCTACACGCCGCAAGTGGAGGTCGTGAAAGACAGCGCCCCCCTGGCCGTCCCCATGTCCTTTGTGGCTGGCAGGCGCGCCGGGGCCTACGTACCCAAGGAAATGTACCAGCAGCTTGTTCAGAAGTACGGAAGCCGCCCCTGTCTGAAAGCCACCATGGACCAGTCCAAGGCTTACAACGAAGTTCCTGTAGTGGGTTTTTATGAAGGCCCGAAGAGGGGGATTGAGCTTTCTGGCGACGAGTACGGCAACCGCCTGATCATGCTCGCGGGGGACAAGGGGAAAGCAACCGTCCGTTTTGCCCCCGAAGAGGTGCCCGGCATGATTGAGCCCGGCAATATTGATTTGAGTACACGGCCCGTCGTCCGCAATGCAGACGGCTCCATCAGTACGGTGCGTTCCATTTCCGTGGAGATGGACGGGAAGGAATACCTGATTCCTACCGTTTCCGAGGACGGCAAGGTTCTTTCCGAGGACGATGCCGTGAATCAGTTCAAGCAAACCGGTAAACACCTGGGCGTGTTCAATTCTCCGGAGGACGCGACGGCGTATGCCAGACAGCTCCACGAAGACCAGGAGAATTTTTATGCCCCGCAGCGACAAGGAACAATCAGCGTACTGAACCAGCCTGTTTCTTCCCCGCAGAAGGCCGCCCAAGTACTTTCTCCCGCTCTTCAACAGTACGAATCTGCCTTCCGGCGGGCCGGGGAGAAGTACGGTGTGGACCCTGATTTGCTGATGGCCATTGCCATCCACGAAACAGGCAACGGCACCAGTTCTGCTTTCCGGAACAAGAAGAATGCCATGGGAGTGAGTCCGTATGGCAGAGGTCCCCGGTCTTTTGAAACGGTCGAGGCCGGTATTGAGTACATGGCCGGACAGCTCGCCCGGAATTACCTGGGCAAAGGACTGACAACAATTGCCGCCATTGGCAAGAAGTACGCTCCACCCGGAGCATCCAACGATCCCAAGGGATTGAATTCCCATTGGGTGAAGGGGGTTTCCGAATATTATTTTCAACTTAAAGCTTAATTGATTACCATGTTTGAAACAGACTTTTTCCCCTTGGCGCAGGAGGCGAAACATTCCGACCTTCTTCCCGAGTCCTTTGACCATTTGCAGGAGAATGACGCC